ACCCGTGATTGCCCGCTGCGTCATAGACCGGATTCCCTGAGCTATCGAGGCCGGTGAAGTGGACGACCTTACCCACATCCTCCAGATCAGTTATCTGGAAGCGAGGGTAGAAAACGGCGGTGGGGTCGGAGTAGGTCAGGAAGCCGTCTCCGGCGTCCACGATCTTTTGCATCCCGATCCCTGCGGCGATGCTCCCGGTTCCCCCGGCGATATACTCCTGCCAGCGGGGATAAGTGAGACGAGGAAAGTTGTCGAAAGTGACGCCCAGAACCGATTGGAAAGGGCGCGGGAGAGTGAGCGTCTTCGGCACGGCGTCCGCCCACCAGTTGTTGGAGATAGCGGACTGGTTGAAAGCCACCGAGGCCAGAAGCCCCTTCCACTTGCCGGAGTTGTAGATGCGCTCCAGCGCGGAATTGATGCGGTCCGTGACTAAGGCCTCGTCCAGCGTGGGGCTGACGTACCGGTATAACTTCTGTCTAGCTTGGGATAGGGTTAGAGGCATTGGATAGAGGTTGGGAAACTAACGTCACCAGCCTGTATCCAAGCTATCGGGGGGAATTTGCCTTAAAGTGCGCGGTATTGTCAAGCACTATTTGTGGTATGTGATACCTCCGGCCCCCATTTGCCGATAGGGCACTTCTCGGTAGCCATGCGAAGTTTGGCCCACGTCGAGCAGCCGCATTTCATGCAGCGGCCTGTTGCTCGCAATGCTTGAGAATTCCAAAATTCGCAGGTCCTACAAGTTTCCATTCTAATTTTTAATGTTTCGTCGTTCGTTTTTGCGAACCCGCCAGTAGCCCACTTTTTAGCCGATTGAACAACTGTTTGAGTCATGTCGAATAACTGTGGGGGTTTTAACTTATCCCGCATTTCTACTGATTCGGCTTTATGTCCACAGAACACCTTTCCCCACTTGCCTTTGGGGCAAACAACGCAAGGATCTGTTTTATCTATTCCGCAATCGCAGGAAGGGCATTTTAACTCCCTCACATCAGATAGTGGCTTAGGAATTTTCGCCATAAATTATGCGGGCCAATCAGGCTCCAACCCGTCAACTGCGCTTATTTTAAATTGCCACTCTACAGAAATACCCGCGCCCCTTGGAACGTCTGGTATACTTTGATACTCACCCCATACTGTTTCTACTTGTTCGGAATCAATTGCTTGTTCAATAGTTTTACAAAAGTCCCAATCAAATTCACAACTTCCAGCTACAATGGTTGTGCTCGTTATGGCATTTTCATCGGAATCCGCTCTTTTTTTAGGGTCATTAATACACAGCCCTTCGGAGACTGATCCTCCGTTCCAAGTATATATTACTTCTTGAGGAGAGTAAATGGGAGGGAACTCTGTATCTTCTATAAATTCATTGCATTTTACTTCGGAGCCATACCCAGAATAAGAATCAACAGGGGCAAGTTTGTGGAAGGTGTATTTTTTCCGGCCCCACACTTTTAGGTAACAACTTGCCGTTGGGGTATGTTTCACTTGATAAATATACGATTCCGTTTTGTATTTTTGGTTTCCGTATTTTGACTTAAACGCTGACCCAGCGTGTATCCCCCCTGCTCCGGTTGGGGGCTGCCCACCAGTTAAAGATGTTGCCGCCAAAGTTTTATTATCATCACCATCTGGAATACAATACGGCACTTGTTCACAAGTTATCATGTCGTAGTATTCCAAGTAATTATCAGTTGAGTATGTCGGAAAACTGCTTTGTGCAACTCCCGAGGGAGCATTAGTTATACCCGTAGACGATCCCGGCACGCTTCCAACAGGATGATCAGTAGTTACGTCATTAGTAGCTACGCATTTTCCTGATTGAGCATCCCATTCGGTTGTTACTGAGGGAATAGCGTATTGTTTTTTTTCGTACTGAACTTGGTTGGGTTCCGCCCCATAAAAAGGCGGGTAAGAACAACCAGCGAACATTCTCATATCGCGCCATGTTTCAATCGTTCTAAATAAACGGCATTCATCAGGAAGACCCCAAAGCTCATCGACGTCTTGTCCTCCATCATCAATGCTTCTTATTCCCACGTAATTTGCAAACTGGTGGGAACACGCTTCGCAAGCTGTTTGCTGTTCTTCATCGCAATCTGCATCTGCGCCGTTGTATGCAAATCTATCTTCTGGTTTCTCCCACCAGGATGAGTCGCCAGCCAAATCTTCTCCCGCATAGTCCCGAAGTTCAAGGAATATGCTAATAGAAAAACCCGGAAAATCGCAACAGTTACACGCGCTATTCAGTTTTATAGACATTTGTTTACCGCTATCTCGCTAGTGTTACTCCGTAAAAAGGGGCTGTTGCTTTAAACCAGTTGCGACAAATTGTAGCAGTTACAGAGCCGCAGCCGTAGTTATAATATGAAGCGTTGCTCCCGTCGTAAGCATACCCGCCCAAGGTAAGATAAAAGGCAGTGTCAGTATCGCCAGGCGTCGATCCGCCACTGAGAATCACAGTTGTCACCGCCCCAGTGCTATTTATTCTTACTCCAGCGTACACTTGTCCAGAACCCCCATTGGCAACAAATTTACCTTTGATTGGGTCCACCCCTGGCGGAAGTTGTCCGGCCACGGTGCCGGGATGCACCCAGATACTGTCGCCCACTAGGTAGAGGCCGAGACCGCAGTCAACGGCGGAGGCTTCACCGGAAGAAACATTCTGGCTAGTGGTATCTTTGAAGAGTTCGCCTCGAATGATTTGCCCGGAACTAATGTCGATGGCCCCGACGTTCGGCAAGTCCACATAGTCAACGCGCTTCCCGCTGACGGTGGTGGCTTGATTTACGGCGGAGGACCTCATCGCGTAATCGCGAACAAAGTTAGACACTCTTCCGGTTAGCTGCGCCCGTTTGATATCCCGGCTTAGGTGTCTGTTGTCTCTCCCCACCGCAGCCTGTTGTTTAGCTGCGTCACTCCTCTCCTTCTCTTTCTGGGCTTGGGCGGCAGCTTCTGCTTTATTTTCTTGCAGCAAGTTCAATCCGCGGGCTTGTTTCGCCGCCATCGCGTCAAGTCCGGGGGTGCTCGCCTCGATCATGGATTAAGCCAGGGTAGCGGCGTCGAACACTGTAGCGTGAACTACAAACCAGTCGTGCTTGAAAAAATCTACCCGGCAGTCAGTCAAAAAGCGTCCGCTTGTCGGGATACTAACCGGGTTCGTTGCGGGAAGACTTTGCTGCACTTGGTTAACTAAATTGAGGTTCAACGTCCTGTTTATCGATATCATCGGGGCAACCGTGACCCCCCCTTTTTCCATGGCTGGGTAACTAATCGTAAAAGTTTTCGTCTGATTAGTGCTATCTGTTGTATTTAGATTAAAGCCTCCGTGCAAACACGGCGGGATTGTCACAATGATAGGCTTGGTGTCTGTTGATTCTTCGACCGTATCATTGAGTCCGTAAGATGCCCCCGTCGTATCCCCGAAATTACAAGCACGAGACACGGCGGCGGATATACGTTTAGTTAACGTCTTTGACTGGGCGGTTATCACCGCGCCCTCTGGTTTGAATATCGGCCACTTTGACGCGCCAAGTTTAGCCAGTATGCTGGCCGAGGTGACTGGCTTTTGAAGAAAGAATATGTGGTTGGTGGCTTCTATGTTGCTGGCCCATATGTCGCGGTACTGAATTTTGAATTCCGGCGTTAAGGTTGAACTGATGGCCAGCGAACCCGTGTCAGACTGATTGAGGTTCATGAATCTTCCGATCGCTGCGTTTTGATTGTTGAAATCCGAGCCGCTTTCGCTTTTAGCAAAGATGACTTCCAAGCGTGTCATGACCCGTGGGAGGTCCAAGGATATCCTAGTCGGGTACTCTACCATGTATCCGCTCAATACCGAACTCAAAGCGGAGGTATCGTAGGTACGCACCAGATACTTATCGGCGCTCAACGGCTCGATGTCCGAGTTCGCCACCTTGGCCCCAGAGCTGGAGATTTTTTCCGTGTAAGGGATCTGAATGTTGTACGCCTCATCCAGATTATGGCCGGTCAACTCGGGGGTTGTGGTATCGTCTCGGGTTACAGTGGACTCCCGCACCTCGAACTTGCTGATTCGCTGTTTGCTGGCACTTAGCTGGTTCGCAGCAAGAGTCACCGTCGAATCGGTGCCTGCTTTAACGTCGGTCTTAGCTACAGACTCTATTTTTGCAACGAACCTGGGCGGCAACACATCGGGTTTCGATTTGGTCTCCGTCGTGGCGGAGAAGACTTCGGGTATGATGGTCTTGCGGACGACGAACATCCCATCTCCGAGGGCCTCGCTCTCCACGTCCACAGTAGCGGAAGGGGTTTCTGACGTATCCCCGTTCTGGAGAGTCTCGGTTATAGTGGCAACTTGTTTATTTGGAGTTGTGGCTTTCTGAGTTAATGACTTGGGGGTTGTCTGGCGAGAAGTCGTTCGCTTACGTATCGTAAATTTGGTCTGTTGAGTCTCTGACTTGGCAAACTCCCCTGCTCCAAGCACCGGTTTGACCGCCGTGGTTCCAGCGATTGTTTCTTCCTCGGTAGTAGTGGGAGAAGCCACGCGGAATTTGGCCGGAGCCGTATCCGGAGCCTCCACCGAAAACGTCTTGGCGGAGAAAACATCGGGTACGATGGTCTTGCGTACCACGTATGTACCGTCTCCGAGGGCCTCGCTCTCCACATCCACAGTAGCGGAAGGGGTTTCTGACGTATCCCCGTTCTGGAGGGTTTCGGTTATAGTGGCGAGTTGTTTTTGCTCGGTAGTAGCCTTCTGTGAAAGGGCTGTGGGGAGCCTGAACGTAGGGCGATACGTCGTCCGCTTACGATTCGTAAACCCGGTCTGCTGCGTTTCCGACTTTGCAAACTCTCCGGTTGTGAGCGTCGGCTGTGAGGCAGTTCCGGCTACGGTTTGTTCGGTGGTGATCGCGGGTACTTTTACTCTAAACTTGGTGGGGGCGGGATCGGGGGCTTCAACTGAGAAGGCTTTGCCCGAGAAAACCTCCGGCAAGGTTTTAACGGTATCCGTGATGACGTTGCCTTCACCAATCTCTGAGGTGAAGGACGTTACGGAGCTGGGATTAGGCGAGGAATAACCCTCGCCTAAAAACTTCCTCTGCGAGGTGACCTGCACCTTTTGGCCCACTTCGTTGCTCTCGTAGCGGGTGATAAACGGCCCCGGCAACGTCTCGTAGACTCGACTGACCTTGAGATAGACGGAGTCGAGGGCCTTGTCTTCGGCCTCGCCGGTTAGCTGACCATCTCCGCGGAAACGCTCGACTTCTTCCGCAATTAGTCGGGCGGAGGGGAAAATAGGGTCTGGCGATCCAGCGGGCAACGGGGCGTACTCCGATCTAGAGACGACATAGGTCCGGATATAGATAGGATATGCCGGATCACTGGCGGAATACTTGAGCGTGAAGTTGTAGGCGTCCTGCTCCTGGCGATCTTTGGCGTAGACCCGCCGTACCCACATATAGTTGGTCTGCTGATCCAGCGGGGCCTGGTAAACAAGTTTTAAGCCTGGGTACGTGACCTGATCCGGGTGGAGATCTCCGTACTCCAGCGCCGAATACCCCGGCAGGCGGGTATCGACGTCCTGTACCACCATCAAGTCACCGACGTTTGGCGTCGGATAACTTACGACAGGGATCTCGGGCGACAGGGCGCGGGGTGCCGGTACTCTAGCCATCAGTAATCCCCCTCATCACGCTCGTCTTTACGGCGATAAGTTGGCCGGACGCGACGGCCACCGAACTGCTCTTCGTCATCCCCATCGAGCAGACAAGTGGCGCACAGCCCGTTGTAAACAGCGGGCTCGTCGTCGCACATCTGGCACATATGGCAGTCCTGATTATACATAGGGGTTGTGGTATATTAACCCTTCAGCGTTTAACGTCCACACTAAAGGGATGAATCCGGATGAAATTACGGACTAGAGAAGCTGGGCGACTCTTTGCCCAAACCCCGTCTCCCGACTGGCTATCCCGTTCGCCACGGCCATTAGTATTGCCTTCTACCGTTAGAACCCTGCCACCCTTGTACCCTGTTACTATGCCGCAATGCGAAAAATCAAAAACGACAAGGTCGCCCGGCTGCGGGGTCGAGCCTTCAGGAAGAATAGTAGTGGTATGAGGGCGATCGCTGGCCCACTTTAGCAGACCGAAAGCGGCGGCGGTCTTGGGCCTCCAGGCAGAGATCGAGGTCTTGTGTAGGTCGAGCCAGAACGCGGTGGCCGGGTCTTTGAGCCATTCAGCTATGCAATGGTCAACAAACGCGGCGCACCATGCCCACGGAGCAGGAGCGAGGTTCGTTGCGGACTGGTACATACGGATCTTCGCTCCGCGATTGTTTCCGCCGACCTCTTTAACGCCGACTTGGGACAGCGCGATTTCTGCAAGGCGCTTTGTCATCAAAAGTCGGTGCCCCCTTTGATCTCGACGCTCGGCAGGATACGACCGCCGGACAACTTGGGCTTCACGCAAACGCGGAGCGAGGACAGGAGCCGGATGATGAAAGGCCTCGTGTCGATGGGTGCAGGCTTGTTGTGGAAAGCCGCTTCGCGTATCTGCTCGCTAGTCATTTTTGATGGCTTTGCGGACCTCGATGTAAGTGACCGGACCAGGAATTCCGTCTTGGGGGACATTGACCATCGCCTGGATCGCCTTGACCCCGTCCGTCTGCGACACGTTGGTGTAGTAGTTCACGAGGGCAAGTAGCGCGGCCACTGCGAATCCGGTAACCGCGGTCTGGTCTATGGTGCTGGCCAAGTTGTTGTCAAAAGTCGCCAGCTTCCCCACACCAGCGCCGACGAGGCCAGCAATGATGGGGGTCAGGATGCCACCAGCTCGCGAAACCAGAAAACGGAGGATCGTGTTCTTCATACCTCCCCCACTTTCAGCCGTGAAACAGCGGATTCGATGGTGAGCCGGAGCAGGCTCTCGGAGGCCCGAATACCCAAAACAGTTGCAGAGTCTCGGAGTTGATCTACTGCGGCCTCACGCTTGCGGGCACCTGTTGACTTCTTATCTGCGAGAGAACGCACAATTTCCAGGGCGATAGGCAGGAGTGCAGCTACGCCAGAGGCAGTCAACTCACGGAGGATGGGCGCATAGAATTCTAGTAGACTTTTGGAAAGTCCGAGTAGTTTGGCGAGGAGTGTTTTCATGGTTTTGGATGTAGTTCGAGTGTGCGGATGCGGGCTTCATGGTCCGCAAGAAGTTCAGTGTGGCGTCGGTCAACCTCGGCCCCGGCCTCCATGCGGATTAAAACTTGTTCAATTTTCTCGACGCGCCCCGACAACTTGCTGTTGGCAATCTCGAAGTCGGTCCTCGATACGAACTGACCTTGGAGGAGCAGCAAAACAATGACCCCGACAGGGGTAATGTATTTTGCCGCGTTGCGAACTAGAAGGAGTGGGTCCGTCTCGGTGTGCATATTATTCGGCGATTACTTGCTCAAACGTATGCGGTGTTCTTGGAAAGAAGGTCTGCCCGGAAACCGCCATGCCTTGGACGGTTTCCATCCACGCATAAAGCGCGGTGAGTTTGGGGACACTGGCGACCGTTCCGTCCTCTTTGTTTTTGAGTAGCTTGTTAAGGAGGATTACCTTGCGGTCGGCGTCAAATCCGCTGCGGTTCACGAAGTCGGCTCCCGCTTGGATACAACTCGAAACGTGCGCTTGGGCGGCGACCTCTATGCCTTCGCTCGGCCAATCGCGCTCGCTATCGGCGTCTGGGCCGTGGTTCTTGACGCGCCACACGCTGAAGTTTGCCTCTGGCACGGCGATGACGCAAACCACACGGAATCCGCTACCACTAGGAGCCACATAAGTCTCGGTCTGTAGCGTGACATTCGGAGCGATTGTCTGCGGAGCCACGCGCTGCGGGGTCGTGAGCGCGACCGCAAAGGCCGCGTCAATAGCTTGGTTGATTGCGATTAAGTCCATAGTCGTTAGAGTTCTAGGCCCGCTCCATTTCCGTAAAGTGCGGCGATTTCGGGTTCCGTGAGGCCGCGGTTCCAGAAACCAACAGCATCCATCTGCCCAGCAAAATTATGATACGGATAGGCAGGGAAAATATTGACTGAAGTGATGTCGGAGGTGTTCGTGGCGAGCCCTGTTGCCGTGTCAAGCGCGCCGTCAACATAGAGCGTAACTACCCGGTTAGAAATAATGACACAGATGTGAACCCACTCATTTAACGGAATAACCGCGTTACTCAAATGTTGTGCTCCTGAAGTAAAATTGTTGATCTCAATCTTTCCGCTGGGAAGACGCGCAATGTTCAAACCAGAAAACTTGCTGATGGCTATGCAAGTCTGATTAAAAGTGTCCGTCATTTTTACCCAGTATGAAATGGTGACATCTCCAGATGTTAGGGGCAATGAGACGGGAGCGGTCAAATAGGTCGTTCCATCGCCACTGGCCGCACCGAAAGTGTTCCCTACGCTGAGCGTCACACCGTTGTTGTTCGTGAGCGTTTGTCCGTTCCCACTGGCGTCAGTCAAATCCAACTCGCCGCTGCCGTCATCGTTGAGGTTGTAGAACGCCAGCAATCCAGCCTCGGGAAACGAAGGGATAGCGATCGCGCTGCTCGCGGCAGAATAAACCACCGCGCTCGGGCCGATGGCATTCGTGGCACTGACGCCGCAGCGAACAAACTTTGTCTCGTCGGCTTCGATGGCGAGATAGATCGCGGTCGTGGCGTCCGCGATATCAGCCCATCCCGTTGTGCCATCGTCGGAGATTTGCCACTGATAGCCGTAAGTGCTCGGACTGCCTGTCCATGTGCCATTTGTCGCGACAACCTGCCACGTGCCCGAGATCGTTGGGGCAGTAAGGTTCAGGGGCTTAGTGACGCTCGACAAAATCCGCCATCCAACCGTGTTGTCGATGAAAACCATCGAGAAAAAAGTGCCTGCGGCATTGTTCGTGAAATTCGCCGTGCTTCCTTCGATCGGCTTATGGCTTGCTCCGACTACGGCGGGCAACGGTCCCGACGACCTTTTGACAATCAAAGGATTCGCACCCCAAGTCCCTCTGGCGTCTGCAAAACTAATTACACTGCCTACCGTGGGGCTCGTAGGCAGGGTAGCTTCCACGGAATCAAACGCGGCCTCCGATCCCCCAGACAGGGTTCCATTGCCGCCCACTACAAAATCAGTGCCGACTGCTCCAGACGCAATGGTCACTAAGGTAGGAGCATTGACATTCATGGCGTCTACCACATCTTGTAATGTTGTGACTCCGTCGCTATAGGCGATGCCAACATAGTTAGTTCCTTCGTCTTCAGTATAAAACGAGCCGTCTTCAAATACATTGATATACGTCGCCTGTGAAACGGTTGTTCCAGTAAATCGCAACCCATTGATCTCAAGAAAGGGCATCACTGCGGGTATAGAACGACTACCAACGGCATATTTTTTCCCTCCTTCTGCCGTGAAATGTGAGGTTGTCAGTATGTAGGGAGTGTCGATAGTTTCGACTGCTTCGCCCCCTGTATACCATTGTGCAGAGGACGCAGTGGAGTTGGTGCATTCGTAGACTGTCCCATTGTCCAACACCCACTGCGAACCGACTACGAATCCTTTCGTTTCGTCGTCATTCGCTGTCGGAGCATTGCTAAAACAATGCTCAACGCGACGGATCGTGGAACCGTTTTGCTCCAGCACGTAAAGTCTTCCGGCCTCCCATTTGAGTTCATACTGTGCGCTGCATTCAAGCGCGATGCCTTTGGAACCGCCGTCTCCTGCGTCAGTTGTTCCTTTGCGTAGCTTCGCCCCGTTGTCGAGCGTCAGCGCGGTGCTAGAAAGGTGCGTAGTTGCGCTACTACCGGAGTTAGAAGTGGCAACGCTGAAACCGCCCGCGTAATTGGGTAGATAGTTTGATCCGTTGTAACCGCCGCCTTCGTTACCAGTCGGAGCAGAGGCACTAACAGGAACCCAGCCCGTTGTCGGGAAATTGTAGGGGTCACTGCTAGGATTTGTAAAATAGGTGTAAGGCCAATCGCAACCAACAACGAGCCTCCAGTAGTTTACGGTAGGATCAGTCTGCTGGTCGTCGTTTGGGTCGCCCCACCCGCTGCGATTGCCCGGAGCTAGAAAATAGGCAACACCATTCCATGCGGGGTTCGGTTCCCCCATTGAAAGCGGGGACGATAGGTAATAGTTGTAGGTTCCGGTGACCGGAGTGTGCATTCCATACGTTCCGTCACCCCAAGCAGAAGGACGAACAGCAACTGCGGTCTTCACATAGGTGCCATTGAGGTCGCTCCATTGCGTTCCGCTTGGGTTGCCCCATCCCATAATTCCGGCGATGTATCCGTCCGATACCCCGCCACTAAACTGCATAGTGAAACCATCAGGAATCGCGCCTACAATATAGTCATATGATCTGCTAACGCCCTCAACCGTAATGGTGGTAGAAATTTGATTACTTGGGTTATCATCATTCCACCCGTCGATAAGCTGCCACAATTCGGAGGTTCCGTTACCCACGAGCACAATGGAGTTGCCTTGTGTGGTTGGTGACACTGAAACGATAGTCAACTCGTCACTTGAAAAAGGGAAATTTCCAAACCAAAAAGCCTCACTAGCTTCAGAATTGCTAATCCCGCTTACCACAACGGAAGCCGTGCCGCCGCTGTAGGCTCGGAACCCATCCGGCTGCATAGTCGCACCACTTGCGTGGTTGTCTGCCAACTGCATTCCTAAACCCCAGCCGCCGAACTCGGTTTCAGAGTTGCCGTCTGCGCCGGTAATGACCGCAGATTGGTTAAGGGCAAAACCTAGTTCTGGCGAGTTTGATGACCCAGAACCCGACGGACCAGCAGGACCCTGTGGTCCCTGTGGACCAGCGACCTCGATGACCACAGGAACTTGGGTAGTGACGACGATTGTATCGGCCATCAGCGGGTGACCTCCGGAGTTACGGTTAAGGTTCCCTCGCAAATGCGAGTAACGATTCCACCGCCGCTGACCGCTTCGAGATCATAGACGTACCGGCCCGCGGGTATCGCCGCCGTCTGAGCAGCAGTGGCCGAAAGGGTCATGGTGCCGGTGGAGGTCGTAATCGCAATACCACCGTTTGAGTCGGTGAGAGAAAGTAGTGTGGTGGCGGACGAGGCACTGCTTCGCACCTGGGCCCGCGCAGAATAGCCCGTCAGATCGACCGCGACCGCGGGAGTGCCCGTCTTCCAGGCGATGGGCTGCGACCACGTCGAGCCCTGATCTAGCACCAGATTTACGGTAGCGGCCATGATTTAGGTGGGCCCTAGTGCAGGGTCGAACTGCACTAGGGTCCGGGTGTTACTTTTTGAACTTCTTCGACTTCTTTTCGATCATGTCGAGGAACCCGAGGTCTTTATCCTCTTCGTCGCTGGGCTCGCTATCGGGAGCGGGCTCTTCTTCGGCAGCGGGTTCCTCGGAATCGGCGGGCTGCTCTTCAGCCTCATCCATTTCCTCGGCCTCGTCGCCGACCGGGGCTCCATCTAGTTCGCTCAAAACGAGCTTGCCGTCTTTCACCGCCAGCGTTGCCATAGCGTCAAACGACTCTCCGTCCTTAACGCCGTCCGGAACCTTGAATCCGGCGGGCATGGAGAAACTGATCTTGCCAGTGCTCTTGCTGCTCGCTTCGTCTTCAATAAGCGGTTCCTTATCGGAATTCTCGGCACCCTTGCTGAGATACTTTTCCATTGGATTCATGTGCTTGGGTCCTTTCTTTGGTCCCATACCGATGATCAACATTGTGGCCATGAGTATAAGTCCTGGTTAAATCCCCCTCGGAGAGGGAGGAGCCTTATTCAGGCCCCACCCCCTCGTTGGAGGGACGGATTAGCTGGTGTAGACGTTATTCTCGACCGGCAGACCGCTGCTCACGGCACTCAGGTTGAGGTAGGTCGAGCTACGGATGGCGCGAATGACTGAGCCCCACTCCGGACGGATCGGCTTCGATCCCGCGCTCAAAATTGCGCGGAAGTAACCGATTGTCCCATCTGGGTTGGTCGTTTCATTCGGGATGTTCTTCCACTTGAAGTCGCCCATGTAGTTGACCGCGTCGAACGTGACGTTGGAGCCAGCAGCCGTGATCGGCTTGGGAACCAAGCAGGTGAACACGTCTTGGTGGAACACGATGGTGTCTTCGTACTTCGCGCTCTCGTAAGCCGAGTTGATGTCGAACTTGTTGCCCTGCGTAGTCGCAACTGCCTTGTAGGGCATGCGGCGCACGTAGATCTTGGTTCCGGTTGTGCCAGTGGTGGCCGCGGACAGCGTAACGCCAGTGGTGCTGGTGAGGGCCGTCACGTAGGTTCCGTGCGCGATGCCGGGACCGGACAACTGATCGCCAACCGCCAGAGCGTTGGTGGTCGTGAACGTGCCCGAGAGGGTCGTAGCAGCAGCCGAGGCGCTGGTGATGGTGATGTCGTCGTGGCGGGGGAGCCAATCGTCCACCATGTGGAAGAAGCCGCCGTAGCTGCGGCTGATGCCGAGCGGGGCGAGCAACTCATTTTTGGAGTCGCTCCAACGGTAATCCTGACGGATTGCGTCATTGTTCGCGATGATGTTGCGGCTGGCCTCCGAGGAGATGATCGCACCGAAGACGGGGCGAGCGTTCTCACGATCGAGGGGGTTGTTGCCGCCGCCGTCGCGGATGAGCTTCATGTAGACGCGATCCAACACGCCCTGAGTCAGGGGGAGGTTCGGGTTGGTTCCGCTGAAGGTGGGTGTTTCTCCAGTAACCGTGGTCAACGTGGTTGTGGTGGCGTTGATCTTGTTCTGGGCCAGGCGGACGTACTCGTCGCGATAGCGATCCTGCCACGCATAGGAGGTGTTCTCCTGGAGGATGGCGAAGATATTGCTCAACTGCTCTTTGCGCTTGAGGGAGAAACGGAGGTCATTGACCGAGAGCTTCGGGCTCTCAAGGGCGGTGTGCGTGAGGTTGTAGCTACGCAGAGTCTGCGCGAACTCGATGCGCTGGGCCGACGGGATGGCGTTAGCCGTGCTGTTCGCGGAGATCGCCGAGGTGCCGTTGCTGTACGAGCCGTCGGTGGCGACAACGCCGTCCACGGAGATTTTGCTCCAGTTCAGGGTGTTGCTCGGAAGCGAACGCTCGTAGGTGAGCACGCGGACAGTGTCGCCCATTTCGTCCGGCCACACGTCTTTTTTGACGAGTTTGAGCCAGGGCGAGGTGTTGAGAGTTTTGCGGTAGATGTCGGGTCCGATACGATTTGCTTCGTTAATCAGAACCTGTTCGATGTCGTAAGCCATAGTGTTGTGATCCTTCTAATTAATTTGGGTTGTGGTTGAATACACCCGCCGCCAGAAATCTCCGGCGAATAAACGAGTCATTCAATTTGGGTTTTCCCATCCCGAGCCGGGGACAGCAGTCGTGAGACTGGTTTTAGCTCTAAAAAAACTAATCTGTGGAGTGATCACGGCTCACACCGCCGTTTGCTAAGTAGATGTGACTAGCAGCACGATGACAGGGTTAATATACCGCCCACTTGTTGTCAAGGAGTTTTTACTGATCCGGCAAAAAAACTGACCTCAGTGAAGAAGGGACTCGGTAACAACTTGTAGTCACAATCTGTGACCGGTCCGTTCAAAAGCGTATTCGCCTCCACCCAATTGGCACGCAGCTTTACCCTCCCACAATATGCAGACCCAGTTGTAGCGGACCATATAAGCCAGCAAATCCTCGTCCCACTCAACCACACCTCGTGCAAGGGGCACATCCAGCACGGGCAGGGGTTTTGTTTGGTCCACTACCCAGACGCCACAAGGTTCTTGCTCGCGTTCATACCTCTGTAGGTAAACCAGCACTTCGTCGCCCACCGACAGTGGCGTGCCGTGGAGGTCTTTCATTCAAGTAGAGTTCGCCATTCGAGAATGGCAAATGTAAACGGCTAACCTAGTTGCTGATCGAGAGCCTCAAGGAAGCCAATATCGTCGGGCAAAGAGCGGCTAGTTTCGGCAGACCCTGACCCGGCTTTCGGGGACCCGTTGCGGTATCCCACAATCTTCTTGTTGGCATCTTCCAGCTCTGACTGCGCGGCCTTCAAGGCTTTCAACAAATGGGGGAGAAGAGCCCCCGAGTGGGCCATATATGCCTTCAGTTCAGGGTCAGCACCGGAATAATCGCCCTTGGCCAACCGCTGAACGTCTGCTGCGACTTCGTCGTCCTCCAAAACGGGCACGGACTCCTTTAGGCTATCGAAGACTTTCTCAACGGCCTGTTCATACTCCGCCCTCTGGGCAGAAACTTGTTGCTCGGATTGGGCCGTGTGCTGGGCGAGTTCGGCCTGGTGCTGGGCCTCCAACTGGGCTTTCCACTCCCGACTATTAGCCTGGTAGTAGTCGCGGCGGCTGATGATTTCGGCGTAGTCGTCGGCGGACGAATAAAAACGTAGGCGGTCCCGTTCGTTCATGGAGGCGGCGAGATCCGCGATCAGATCGCTCTGCTTGGCCGGGTCCGACTCCGCAAACGCACCCAGCATGTCCCTTGAACTCAGCTCGTATTTCGAGGCCAAAGACTCAAGGTACTCCACCACATTGACCATCGGGGCGTGGACGTTCTCCTGGAAAGCGCGCGTGGACTCGACTCGGGACAGAGCCAGTTCTTGCTCATACTGAGCGTTGATCTGGCGGAGTTGCTCCAACTCAGCCGAGTTAACCGGCGTTGACTTGAGCGTTTCCAGCTCGGACTTCAGGGTCTCGATGGTCTTCACGTACTCCTTGGCTTTGGCGGCTTCAGCCCGCAGCTCGCCCCATTTCACCGCCGCTTTTTCTGTCAGCCCTTTGGGGGTCTCTTCTTTGGCGTCCTTCGGCTTTTCAGACTTCTCGACATCTTTGGTTTTTTCAGACTTTTCGGGTTTCTTCTTGTCCGTCTCACCAACAGGTTTTTCAATAGATTTTTCCGCGGCTTTGGCGGCTTTCTTGGCTTCTTTCTCCTCAGTCCGACCGTAGCGAGTAGCGTCGGTCTCTTTGTTGATCGCGTCGATCTGGGACTCCATGCGACTGGCCCAGTCGTCGGAGCCACTGGTTACAGGAGGGACTACCTCCAGGTTTGCTTGTGCCGAGGTTTCAATTGGTGTGGTTTCCATGTTGGTGTTGGTTTGGGTTTATTCTTGTTCCGGGGCGTATTTCCACGGGGACAAATCTTTGTCGGTGCTCGGCAGGCGGGGTGCCGCGAGCAACTTAAAATTCTGGAGGGCCTCGAAGTAGCCCTCGCGTTTGGAGTTAAGTAGAGCGTGGTTCTCCATCAGGTTGGCGGCGTCCGGACGGAGTCTGGAACGCGGAATGCCCGCATCCTCTAAAACGCGCAACGCAAGTTGCATAACGTCGCTACGTAAGATCGTGGCGAGACTTTCAATGAGGTCCGGTCGAGCGGACCATTCTTTCTGGGTCATTAGTTGTTAGTAAGGCTCGTTAGCTTGCTGGATTCTTTGCGCGGTCTCCGCGTCACGTAGCGCCAACTTCTGCTGCGCTTCGGCTTGCTGGAGGGCCATCTTCTGCTGGTGGCGCTCGGTCTCCATCTGAAGTTCGGCCTGGTGAGTTTGCATCTTGGCTTGAGTTTCGTCCGGTGACGCACCACCAGCCTGTGCCCCCTGCGGAACTTGTGCCGCTCGGGCCTGCTCGGCGGCGACTTTCTCCACGGTTTGCTCGGCGATCTCGCTGCTCTGCTGAAAGAGTTGTTTTAGCTGGCCATACTCCTGCTTGCGCGAGGCGTCCTGAGCCACAAACTGCAAGTGCTGCGTGGCGTGCGGCATGATGAGTTGGAAATACTGAGCGGCCTGCTGTGGATCGGCCTGCTGCTGCTTCACGGCCTGCGCCATCTGGGCAAAATCTTGAATGTGAACCGTCGCGTGGACGAAATGGTTTTCGTTGGGCTGAATACTCATTGTGCGGCCCTGCGACATGGCGGCGTTCTCAAACTCGGCGATCTTGGTGTCGATAACCGGACGAGAATCCGGAAGTTTCGGGACGTAGCGGTCAACGTGGTCGTACCCGATTCGTGCAGCAACGCGATCGCGGAGCAGACTCTGCTTACCCTGCTCGTCGAACTGGCTCATCATGCCCATGAATTCGTCCATGGCCACGAGTCGGAGCTGGTCGGAACCGGCTCCAATGGAGCGGACGGCGCGAACTTCCGTCACCTTGTTGTGGAGAACGTCAAGCGGCACTCCACGGGAAGTGCAAAACTTTTTGAAAGTGGCGACTGCTTCACCGCCGCGTTCCTCGGCAAGATAATCCGACCGCGTAGCACGACGAAAGGCCCCGCGCAGCAAACGACTCCACGGCTCATAGAAAAGGTTCATCGCGCCCGTCGTCAGACGTGCATCGCCTTGGAGTTGGGCCTGCACCTCGAACTTGGTGCGCTCGCGGGAATCGGGGTTGGCCGAAACACTGCGGTACGCACCGGCACGTTCGCGCAACTGCTGCGACATGTCCTGCAAAACAGGGATCGCGTTCTGGCCGATGTTGGGGAGGTTCTTCTCCAGAATCTGGACGCCGCTGTTCAATACGCTGAAAGGCCCGAGGTACTCAAAGGCCAGGTTCTCCAGCGAATCTTCGGAGTCTGGTTGGATTAAAAGACTGGTTGAGAGCATTGCGCCGTCAACGAACTGGCAGCGCATCCGGTTCGAGACCTGGATGTGCGGGAAAATCTTGTAGCCGAGTCCTCGGATGGACTGGTAGTACCCGTTCGTCCCGACCCCGTAGCAGAATGTGACGAAGGCATCGCAAGCTCTGCGGAAACGGCTGCGCTTCTCGTAGAGAAATTCTTTGTTACTCCCGTCGGCGAGCGAGATGTAGTGGCTGACCGTGCCGTCGTATTCTTTCACCCAAGCGTGGATGACGCGGATCTCCGAACCGGCCCCGTGGGCGACGTAGATATCGTTGTTCTTGAGGTCCTCTTGGTAGCGTTCCCAATCGGTGACGTGGTAGGAATCGCGCGCACCGGAGTTGGCGAGGATAGCCTTTTTGACCTCATCCACGTTCCAGCCAATTTCGCTGGCGCGCTCTTCGTTTTTGATGAAGCTGAACAGCTCGTGGGCGCGCATGATGCGGGGGCTCACGGCTACCTCGACCATCTCTTCCGCGGCAAAGGTTCTACGTGGAATAAGGAAATCGCCGATCTTTGAAATCTGCCAGCGCCAGTCGTATTCGTCCTCCCAATACCCGACCGAAACGCCGTGCTTGATGAAATAGGTGCTGTTCAGGACGTGCTTGAAATTGAACTCGTCCCATTCACGCAACATCTTGGTGAATCCCTCGGCGATAATGCGCTCATAGTCGCCCTTCTTCTGCGCGTCGGCCTCCTTGACCTCCACGGAAATGAGGTTCTCTACCGATTGGACCAAATCGACATACCCAGCAAGAGCAGCCTCCAACAGCGCCTCGGCCTCACCGAAGTTCAAGTTGCAGCGGCTGGCCATACCGGCTTCTCGCAACGTGTTGTCGTCATATGGCGGAGTGCCGTCGAACATGGCGTCCACTTCGGAACGGTTCCTGGCATTGACGTCGTCGCTCTGCTTCAACCGAAGATACACCTGATGCAGCGATTCAGGGTCCTTGATCCGACTCGGGGGTGCCGAGCCGTCAGACCGCAGATTCCCCACCAAAGGGTCGTTGATCGAAGGGGAAGAGGTTACCATGAATAGGGCTAAGTGATATTGAGGAGACGCTAGTTGTGCGTGGTATATTATGCTTTGTCAAATAGAAAATTTATTGAACTTCAGAGACTTTCCTGAGTTGGCGCGGAATAACCTTCCGAAAGTGGTTTTCCGTTTCACCTGAATCGAGGTCTCATTGCGCTTCATCGTCACTGTCATGCCCCCAAACCCAAACCGCTGACGACACAACTCAATCAGGATCATCGCGGCGTCGGCCAAATCGGGGGACTCGCCTGTGCGAGCTTTCATGTCCGTCTTGCTCTCAACTTCCATGCGGAGGGAAGTGCCCTTCTTGGTGGAATACTTGCGGGAGCACATCTCCTTGGCCAATTCGCGGTCGATCCCTTTGAGTTGGCCGGTGCGGATAAGTTCCTTCGCACCGAACCACAGCTCGGTGACGCGGTTGGTATACCGATCTGTGGACAACGTGGTGTCTGAGATGGATACGGGTAAGTCCGAAGCCTTCCCGCCGAACTGGACCCCGAGCACCTCGGGGGCCCAAACCATGGAGACAACGTCGCCAAAGGGGCCGCCTGCTCCAGACTTGTCGTAAGCAGCGCACCAAGGGTCCACGCCATCCGCGCTACAAACATCCCGGAACTGCTGGACGATTTGTTCAGTCCGGGTCTTCTTTTTATCGTGGACGTTGTCCTGAAGCAGTTTCCGGTGGGTAAACATGAGGGTCGGAATGCCGTCCCTGGAAATGCCGAACTCTCCGAACTGGACCGGAGTCCGGTCGCCCCCGTTGGTGAAGGCGGGGTCCAACGCAGCCACCTGGGTGGGCGGCTCCAACCAGATTGCTGGCGAGTCGGCCCCCGCCGCGATGATTTCGGTCTCGCTATAAATGTTGTCTTCGTCGCCAGTGGGGGCCCAGTACCCACGAAACATCCGGTAGTAGGCCAGCGAGTTCTCGCCGAATCGGGCTTTAGCCTCATCCAACTTGGCTTGAGTGACAATCCACGGGTAGAGCAATTTCCCCGTGACTACGTTCGGGCTTTTTTCGCCGTCAAAACGGATGCACAGACCCCGATCGGTATCCCACTCGTCTTCCAGCGGGGATATCGACTGCCACCCATTCTTGGGCTTGGACAATATACCGAAAGCGTCGAAGCGGGAGGCGGGGTTGCCGATGCCGACAAATTGGAACTCGGGGTTGAGCGAAAGGTTGGACGCGGACGCCTCCAAAATAGACTCGGACAACTCGGGCATTTCGTCGGCGATCACGATGACTCGCTTGTTTTTAAAACCGATCAATTTTCCGACCGCCTCTTTCTCTTTTTTCTTTTCAGCCGCAATCAAGGTAATGCCACATTTGTCGCTTGTGCCGCCGGTTCCGTCCTCAAAACGTATGAGCCCCATCGAATCGACAAGTTTTCCGGGCAGCGGGGGTGCCGCTTGCCAATAGTCTCGGACGCTACCCCAAATACGTTTCCGAGAATCCTTAAGCGTAGTGCTGGTGACGAGGACCATCGTGTCATACGGGGCCGCGATAAAATTCACGATGGCCCAGATAGCAAAAAAATCCGTGTTGTGAGTGACGGTAAAATCGCCCAGCAAAAATCTTCCGTCACCATCAAGGGTGTAGCCGAACCAGTCGCCACCTCCCAATTGCTGGACTTCAAAAGAAGTGCAATCGGAGTTCTTTCTTTTTTTCTTGGGCACGCACTTTTTGCGGAGAGTGGGGATGGTGTCCGTAGCGCCCGAAATGAAAATACGTTTTGCGGGGTAAGACTTGCCATTAAACTTTACGTCGCGATCTTTAACGGTCACACGGAACCCAAGCGAGCGGGCTAAAAAAACGATATCCTCCGCAAGTCCTTGGTAAGAACAGGAGATTTCGTAGTACGTCCCAGCGGCATGGCCGTCCGCATCCAAGATCCCAGCAAGCAAACGCATGCGCTTCTCGCGGCTGTTAATCAAATACCTCCGAAGTATGCGCTTTTCTCCCTCCCACGGCCTAGCCAAGGGTGGGTTACCGGAAGACTCTTTAACCAAATCAAAGAAAGGATTTCCGTGATCCCCGCCATGGGAGATTAAAAAAGATGGGCATTTATCTCCGTACTTAGCCACGGCAACGCCGTACCCCTCAGACTTAAAATAAATCTTTAGATACTGCGAAACATCGACGTCAGTCTTAGGGGAACAGGTAATGACGGGACGTCCGGTCGTGCCATCTCCCAACCAGATGCCGTAAACTCGGGGGTCGATTTCTACCGGCTGTTCCGGAAACTCAACCCCAGTGCATACCAGTTTAAACCGGGCCCAGAAAGCAGGCCCTTTTGCCAAGTAGTCTTTCACGGAGATATCGATTAATTCCCCAACCCGTTTCTGTGAGGATTTTCCGGACCAAGCCCGCTTGAGGGTGAGGATGTGGTCGTCGTTGCACTCCCACGGATCACCTTTCTTCGGCACTATGCGGACCATGTTGGACCGCCCTGAATTAGTGGTCAGCACATTGCGCGGTTTGGAGTCGGGGCCCATGAGCTGATCCCCCGTCCGAACGGCGTCGTTGCGCTTGACCGTTCCGTCGAACATCAACACGGGGACATGGGGAGCGAGACATTTCCCGCTCGAAGCACAACCCGCCACGGCGAGGTATTGGTTCTCGCACGCGGCCTCCAACATACGCTCGGCCCAAGGGTGCCAAATGAACGGCTTGGTCCCGCCCTCTGGCCACAGCGCGCTTACGATACGACGGAAATGGTGGGCACTTGATTCACCACCTTTCTCCACGGCAATCGGGTTGCGGAACGAATAAAGTTCGCGATTGAACTGGTCGATTTTTTTGCTCCACCAACGACCGTACTGCCACTCTTTGTCGGAAACATCGAGGATGCGACCGTCTGCGGTTTTAACTTTGCGAGAAGACATTTTTCAGCGGGTTTGTCACCAATCCGTCACCACACCGTGTTCCGCTTTGAGTTTTCTCTGTAGAAAATGAGCCGACGACGGGACTCGAACCCGTAGCATAACATACCGCTTCCGTTTAACTGCATCAGGGTGTAATACACCAAAACAGAGTAAATTGTCAACGGGTTTCATACACCATTACCACAAAAACGAGCAACACTTCACCACTTTTCCGGTTGACAGGCGTCACCAAGTGTCACCATATTGCGCTTCCTATGAACCTAAAAAAGTCCAAAACCATCGTGTATCCATTCACCCAGAAAACCCCGTTTGGGGCGGTCAACATCTACCAACAACGGGGAGGAGGTCGAACGCGCTATTTCGTCACCTGGTCGAGCGAAGAGGGACGCCAACGGAAGGCGTTCAATAGCGAGGCGGAAGCCCACCAGCGGGCCGAAGAGGTCATTGACGATTTCACCAAGGGGGTCTCTTTCCGGAGCAACGTCACGGCGGTGAAAGCGGTCCGCATGGCCGAATACGACAAGCTGCTGGCCGAGCACAATGTATCGTTGGGCGATGCCGTCCGGCACTACCTGTCGCACTTGGGTAAACGCCAATCGGAGAAAAAAGACGCCCTGGAGGCCGCGCACGAGTACCTCGCTTCGTTTGAGGACAAGAGCACTCGGAACTACCAAACAGTCCGGTGCCTCGTGCTCCAATTCGGACGAGCATTTGGGAAGACGCTGGACGCCATAACCCTCAAGGAACTCGACACGTACCTGCGCGGCGTCTCAAAGCACGGGAGGACGAGGAACAACCACCTCAACACGCTAAAGACTTTTTTCAAGTGGGCCCAGAAATGGGGCTACGTGCCGCAGGGAGATGTGGAGATCAACAAGATTGACCGCTTTAAGGAAGGGGGAAAAACAATCGAAGTGTTCACGCCAGACGAGATACGGAAGCTGCTCAACGCGGCGGACGACGACCTGCTACCGGCTCTTGCCATCGGCGCTTTCGCTGGTGTGCGGAGTGCGGAGATAGGCCGACTGTGCTGGGAGGACATACGCATGGACGAGCGCGTCATCCTGCTCGATGCGTCCAAGACGAAGACAAAGCGCCGTAGGATGCCGCTGATATCCGACAACCTCGCGCTCTGGCTAAACAAGTGCGGAGGTCCCAAAAAAGGGCGTATTAGGGGCGGGTCTACCAAATTCCACGCCGACCGCAAGGCGCTGAGTGAGAAAACCGGTGTGGCCTGGAAACACAACGGGCTTCGCAAGAGCTACATTTCTTACCGAATGGCCCAGCCAGACGGCGATTCCACCAAGGTGGCGAAACAATGCGGCAACTCAGCCGACATGGTCGAGGAGTGCTACAAGGGTTTGGTGACGCCAAGCTCCGCAGAACAGTGGTTTTCCATAGCGCCCACAAAAGAGTAAAAGAAAGTTTTTGGTTGCATATACCGAGCACTCTGGATACTTTCAAAACCGCCTAGAAAACCTAAAATACAAAAATACCATGCCTAATAAAATCGCCGACCATAGAAGAAGAGTCGTTTACATTGAAGAGAAAGAAAACTGGGATCTTATATGCGAAGTCGCAAAAAGAAATGGGATTCCACCATCCGCAATCATTCGGGCCGCTACTCACCAAATTTGTGAGCGGCTGCGGGAGAACCCCTCCACCCGATTCATCCAGCCGATATTCTGAGCCAGTCCATAACGCTCGAAGCAAGTTCATTCCGGGTCACTGCCCTTGCAACAGGGCGTGTCCGGATTGAACTGGAGGACGTAGAGGCCACCTCGCTGCTGGGGGTGGCCCCAGTCAGTGTCTATGACAAAGCCGGATTGGCGAATCGTTTGGGGGTCAGCAAACGCTCGATAGACAATTACATCCGGCAACCCAGGAACCCGCTCCCCTACTCCGTAGCAATGGGGAGGGCCAGATTCTTGGAAAACGACGTAGTAGAATGGCTGCGAGCGGGAGCATCGCCCGCGGCTCGGAGAGTGAAGGCGAGACTTAGCCTATGAGCGCCATACTCGCCCTCGACTTAGCAACCCAGACGGGGTGGGCCTACCACGCCAACGGGCTGATTTCTTCGGGCAGTGAGGGGTTTCAGCTCAAAAAGAAAGACGGGCCGGGAGTGCGGTTCCTAAAATTTCGTTCGTGGCTTCGAGACCAACTTGTTGAGGTAAAGCCCGAGCTAATCGTTTACGAGGAGGTCATGCGCTGGTCCTCCGGTGCCGCCGCCAAATGCTACTGCGGTCTGCTGGGGGTGCTGCAAACCGAGTGCGAGTCGAAGGAGATCCGCTACGAGGGGGTCCACGTAGGGACTATTAAAAAAGCCGCGACGAAGAAGGGCAATGCGACCAAGGAGCAGATGATCCAGGCTGCACGGGACCTGGGGTTTTCGCCAAGTGACGACAATGAGGCCGATGCCCTGCACATTTTGCTTTTATTTTGCCAGAGGTTGAATATACCGCTTCACTACCAAACCTAATGAACCCCGAACTCGAAGAACAACTAGACGGAATGCTACTCGCGGATGGTTTCGACGACTGCATCCTCGGGATCGCAGAACGATGCGGATCAACCAACGTCGTGGCCTACGACGCAGAAGCCATCATCAACTCGTTGGTTGAACAGGGTATGACCTACGAAGAGGCATCCGAATACTTCTCGTTCAACATCTCCGGAGCATACGTCGGAGAACAGACACCAGTTTTCATCCACCATTTATGCCAAAACCAAAAACACCAGCATGGAGCCGAAAAGAAGGCAAAGACCCGAAAGGCGGTCTCAACGCAAAAGGCCGAGCGAGCTACAACAAAGCTACCGGCGGCAACCTCAAGCCGCCAGCGCCCAAACCCAAAACGGAAAAAGACGCCGCGCGCCGGAAGTCGTTCTGTTCGCGGATGTCGGGCATGAAGTCGAAGTTGACTAGCGCAAAAACCAAAAACGATCCGAACAGCCGTATCAACAAGTCCCTGCGGGCTTGGGCTTGCTGACCTATGGCCGACGAACGACTCGAAAGAAACTGGCGGATGGCAAACGCGGCCTCCGACCACATCATGCGGCCAGCAAATGAGAAGTACCGCTCCAACTACGACCGGATCTTCCGCAAACAATCTACGGCAAAGAAGACCCCCAAGAAGCGGAGCTGATGGCCCCAACCCTAATCGCTCTGTGCGGGCTCGCGGGGTCCGGTAAAAGCACCTGCTCCGACCACTTGACCCGAGAGTGGGGGTATACCTCACTTAAATTTGCAGGGCCGCTGAAAGAAATGCTCAGGGCACTCGGGCTTAACGACGAGCACCTAGAGGGAGGGTTGAAGGAACTGCCCTCTGACTTGTTGGGTGGGCAATCCCCGCGACACGCGATGCAAACGCTCGGTACGGAATGGGGCCGGATGCAAATGGGCCGCAACTTCTGGGCGGATATGTGGGCTCATAACGCAACCCGCATACTCAACGAAGGCAGGAAAGTGGTAGTGGATGACTGCCGGTTCCCCAACGAACTGCAAACGGTATTGACCTTGGGGGGAACGTCTATCGGGATACGTCGGCCCAGCCTAGACCCCGTTTGGGCACACGTATCAGAGCAGCACCACTTGGGCGCGGACTTTGAAATAGTGAACGACATGGATACCGAGCACCTGCTCACTCAACTGCGGAAAACACTGAACCTGCGATGACGGCCCTCCGGATATTGCTGGCGGCGGTTCTGTTATGGCTCCTTGGGTGTTGCTCCAACAATTGGCGGGACACAGCGCCGTGGAACTTTCCGCCCGCAAAAGAGTGGAACGAGGGGCTGGAATTCTCGTGGGTGAACGCGGTGGACAAGTTCAGGGAACTCACCGCGCCGCGGGGAAAAGTCTATGACCCCGTTATGCGCTCCTATGCACCCGATTTCGGCAAAGCATTGCGCGACCTCAAAAAATCCGATGCAAGCGACTCTTAGTTTCAACCTTCCCGAGGAAAGCACGGAGCACCTAGATGCCCTGGAAGGCAGGGACTGGAAAACCGTGGTCTACGAACTCAACGAACAGCTCCGCACTTACCAAAAACACGGCCACTCGTTCAAAACTGCCGACGACCTCTTGGAAGAACTGCGGACAATTCTCCGATCGCTGATCGAGGACCGCCGACTCAGCTTGGAATGAAGACGCTATACCCGCGCCAGAGCCAGCACGTTGACCGGTTGCTGCGCGTGATCCAAACTCACGGCTCCGCACTCGACTCGTCCGAAACGGGGACGGGAAAAACGGTTTGCGGGGCGGAGGTTGCTCGGCGGGCAAATTGCAATGTCCTGGTCGTCTGCCCGAAAGCGGTCATACCTTCGTGGAAACGCGAGTTGAGCGAGCGCGGGGTCGTCGCGGAGGTTGTGAATTACGAGAAACTTCGAGCAGGGAACACGCCGCATGGGAAGTGGCGAAACAAACAGTGGGTGTGGGAAATCCCCAGGTCGCTCATCATTTTTGACGAAGCACACAAGTGCTCCGGTACCTCCACCAAAAACGCAAAGATGCTCATCGAGGCAAAGAGCCGTCACGCGGTGCTGATGTTGTCCGCCACGATTGCATCGAGTCCGCTACAAATGCGCGCTGCTGGCTGGCTGCTAGGTGCCCACATGCTGGGGAACTTCTGGCAGTGGTGCTTCAAATATGGCTGCGTTAAAAATCGCTGGAATGGGGTTGAGTTTGTTGGAGGCCAATCACACATCGAGGCTATCGCGGAACAGATTGCCCATCGCTGCGCCCGGATGACCGCAGCGGAACTGGCCGAACATTTCACCGAGACGCAGATCATCACGGAACCCCTGCAATTCGGAGACGAGATAGAGAGCATCTACAATGAGATGGAGAGGGAGCTTGCGGACCTGGAGGAGAAAAGCAAGAGCGACAGCACGAATGAATCGGCTGCGGCGTTGGTGGCTCAATTGCGCGCACGGCAACGGGTGGAGCTGTTCAAAGTTCCGGTGATCGTCGATCTCGTCAAAGATCTTCTGGACGAAAATAAGAGCGTTGCGGTGTTCGTAAATTTCCAACAGACGCTCGAAGCGTTACAGCAAAAACTTTCGTGCGTCGTCGTAAACGGCAAGCAAACTGCCGACGAGCGTGAATATGCGATCAACGCATTCCAGACGGATCAGGTGCGAACGATTGTTTGCAACACTGCCGCAGGCGGCGTGGGCATATCGCTGCACGACGTCACCGGAAAATATCCTCGGGCTGCAATCATAAGCCCGGACTGGAACGAAAAAAACATTTTACAAGTGATCGGGCGCGTCCATCGAGCCGGGGGTAAAACGCCTTCGCTGCAACGCATCCTTTTCGCTGCGGGAACCGTCGAAGAAAGCGTTGAAAAGTCGGTCCGGAGAAAAATTTCGCTGCTCAAAACTTTAAATGAAAAAAGTACTTGCGATTCGTCGGAAGCCGCATAACATACCGCGCAGTCAGTATACCTAGAAACCCTACCATGCCTTCCCAACCGCAACCCTACCGAGGGCACGCTGAACACAGCCCCTCTTCGTTGAAAAACTATGAAGCCTGTCCGTCGTACAAAGGCCGCTCCGGCACGAACCCGATCGCCGAGGCGGGAACCAGAATACATTCTGCCGTCGAGAACGGGGACCCGTCTCTCCTGGTGGATGAGGTCGAACGTGGGCTCGCGGAGTGGTGCCTCTCGTTCCTTTCGAGCAACCGGCAGGAGAAGGAACAAACGGCAAAGTTGGTTTCTTCGCACCAAGAAATTTTCGTCACGATGGACGCTGGCAACTTCAGCACTTTTGGAACGAGCGATCTGTTGGACATTTATTCGGACGGTTCGGGCTGCCTATTCGATTGGAAAACTGGCTATGGGGCCGTGGAGGACGCTGAAGTCAACATTCAGGTGCAAGCCTACGCGCTTGGGGTCTTCGCCCGATTTCCAGAAATACAAAAGCTGGACTGCTTCCTTGTCCTACCCCGCCGACAGGAGATCACCGTGGCCGTATACTCACGTTCCGACATGGAGCGAATCAAGCTACGTATCGGCACCATCATCGCCCGCGCCAAAGAGTCGGCGGGTAAAATCTTCTCGCCCAAAGAGGGCGTCTGCGACTACTGCGCCAACCAAGGAAGCTGCAAAGCCCTTGCGGAAAAGGCCCTCCTCGTCGGCCAAAAAGCCGGTTTCGACGTCCCGCAAAACATCTCGTTAGACGGGACGCCGGAGGACCGGTCCAAGTTGCTCAAGTTGGCCAACTTGTTGTCCAACTGGTGCGACGATACCAAGAAGGAGTTGTTACGACAGGCGTTGGAAGACGGGGCCGAGATCCCTGGCTACAAGTTGGACCAGAGGCGGACGCCGAGGGCGGTGGATAATCCGCTGCTCGGCTACGACGCCGTCAAAGATCTAGTCTCACTAGAAGAATACCTTTTGAGCTGCACCCGAGTATCGGTGCCGACTCTTGAAAAATTTGTCGCGGAGAAAGCCCCCAAGGGCAAGAAGGCGGAAGCCAAACAGCACTTGGAAGACTTACTTCGCGGCAGCGGTGCCCTTCGAGATGAAGGCACTATCCACCTCCTCAAGGCCATCAAGTCTTAGGAGGTATATTATACCACACACACTAAACACACTAACTCAATAACACATTATGGCAGCAATCACATTCAGTCCCAAAACAGCGGCCCCGCAATCGGCGGAGCCCATCGCAGACATCATCGTAGCGGAGCCCGCTTCCGTAGCGGTAGTTTCAGAGCGCCAAGCTCCCAAAATTACTCGCGACGACATCGTTCTGCCGCGCATTAACCTCGTCCAGAAGTCGGGCAAACTCTGCGACGATTTCGCACCTGGAACCTTCCTGTTTGAAAAGCAGATCGTGCTGGCCAAACCAGGCGAGGAGTTCACCGCTGTTGTTCTTGGTGACAACAAGTATTTCCAGGAGAAGGTGGAATTCGGTTCGTCGGAATTCGGTCGTCGCGCTTTTGACGAGGAAGAAGTCCGTAAAATCGGAGGAACCGTCACCTGGGGCATCGCCGATAAGCCGTACTTCCAGTCGGTAGCAGACTTCCTGATCGCAGTGAAAGCGCCCGAGGGCGCAACACAGGAACAGGTCGATATGTTCCCGTTCCTCTCGGACGGGAGTAACTACGCAGTGGCGGTATACACCGTGGCTGCGAGCGCCTACACGTCGCTGGCCAAGCGGATCTTCACCGACAAGCTGTTTACGCTCAAAGATGGTCTCCATCTTGCTGAGTACCGCATCAAGTCGGAGCTGAAGCGCAATGCCGCGAATAGCTGGTACGTGCCGGTCACGTCCATGCCCAAGCGGTACAACGACGAAGGCAAAGCGAAGTTCTTCAACGAATTGAAGAACCTCTAACAACTTGGCGCGGCGGGGGCATTGGAGCCGGAGGACGACTCCGAGCCCTGGTTAGTGAAGAGGATATATCACGAGCTCGATGGTTGCTCGTCCCCTCTTTGACCCCATAGGTGAACACCCCGCCGCGCCACCTTTTTTACAGCAATGCCAATCGCTGCGGTAGATTTTGAGACGTACTACGACTCGGACGTCACGATCGTCGAGTTGGGTATCTACCACTACCTGCGTCACCCTCAGAGCGACCTTTACCTAGTATCTATCGCCACCGACACCGGCATACGGTTCGTGGGCCACCCAAAAGATTTTGACTGGAGCCAGATAGCCGGTGCCGACTGGACCTGGCTCTCCCACAACGCCCAGTTCGACGCTCCGGTATTTGAGCGACTCCAAGAGATGGGGTGCAAAAACACGCAATGCGTCACGGAGCTGGAGGCCTGGCACGACACCGCAGACCTCGCGGCATTTTTATCCGTGCCGCGCTCTCTCAAAGAAGCATCAAGGCACCTGCTGAACGTAGACCTCTCGAAAGACACGCGGGACGCCATGAAAGGCAAGCGTTGGGAGGCAATGACCCCCGAATTTCGGGCGGAAGTGGAGAAATACGCGCTCGGAGACGCCGAATACTGCCTCAGATTATTCGTAGAACACGGGCACAAGTGGCCCCAGCACGAGCGGGAAATTAGCGCAACGACGCGGAATATGGCCCTGAGAGGCGTCCCTCTCGACGCCGAGGCACTCGACCGAGACATCGAAAAGCTGGAAGTCGATATGTGGGAGATTCGCCAGTCCATTCCGTGGAAGGACGAGCCTCATCGCACGGCGAGCAAGGCCAAGAAGGGCGAGAAGGTGCCGCTTCTATCCCCTGTCCTGCTGCGGGAGGAGTGCATCAAGCGGGGTTTGACGCCCCCAAGTAGTTTTGCCCAGGACGATCCGGAGGCAGAAAAATTTTTCGATGAGCACGCCAAGACTTACACTTGGATTCAGGGGGTGCGCGACTACCGCAAGGCAGGTAAGCACCTCAAGACGCTCCAGACGATGCGTAAGCGCATGCGTGAAGACGGCTGGATGTCCTATGGCCTCAAATACGGCGGCGCTCATACCCTGCGCGACTCCGGCGACTCCGGACTGAACGTGCAGAACCTCCCGAAGGGGGAAGTGTGCGGGGTGGACGTGCGAGCAAAGAT